CAGCATACCCAAAGATTACTAAGGATGAAACAGCAGCAAGTGCAAGTGTAAGGTTGTTAAGAAATGTTAAGGTTCAAGAATATTTGAAGGAACGTCAAAATGCACTTCAAGAAAGGACCGAAATCACACAAGATAGGGTTCTTCTTGAACTTGCAAAGATTGCTTTTTCTAATGGTGCTGACTTTGCACAGGTTGTCACCAAACCATATAAGAAAAGGGTTTATAATCATGATGATGAAGGTTATGTTACTAAGGATGTGTATGAACAGTTTGTTGAACTGAAGGATACCGCTTCACTTCATCCTGATAAGATGGCAGCAATTTCAGCCATTAAGGAAACAAAGTATGGCATTTCAGTTGAATCTTGTGATAAGGTCAAGGCACTTGAATTGATTGGAAGGCACTTGGGGATGTTCAAAGATAAGGTTGAATTATCAGGTGGATTGAATAACAATGAACCTTTGACTGAAGAACAACTTGAAGAAGAAATCAAGAAGTTAGAAGAAAAACTTGGAATTGATGTTCATGATTAAACGTGATCAAAGTTATTTGATGACATTGAAGAGTTTAAAAAAAAAGAAATTAAATTTAGCAATCTTAAAAGCTGAATCTAATTTCTTTTCTTATTGTAATTTGAAAGCACCTGATTTTTATAAGCCTGATAGGAAGTACCTGGTTGATTTATGTAGAGAATTTCAAGAATTTTATGAAGATCATGAAGCAGAAGTTCTTATTATCAATGAACCACCAAGGCATGGGAAAAGTAGAACAGCCGGGTTATTCGTTGAATGGGTTCTTGGTAATAATCGCAATGAAAAGATTATGACTGGTTCATACAATGAAACCCTTTCAACCATGTTTTCAAAGAATGTCAGAAATGACATCCAGGAACTGAAAGTTGATAAATACAAAGTCACCTATTCGGATATATTCCCAACCACCCGGATAAAACAGGGTGATGGTGCAATGAACCTTTGGAGTTTGGAAGGTGGTTATAATAATTACCTTGCCACTTCGCCAACAGGAACAGCAACAGGATTTGGTTGTTCGTTAATGATGATTGATGATTTAATCAAGAACGCTTCAGAAGCTTATAATGCTGATGTTCTTCAGAAACATTGGGATTGGTTTACTAACACAATGCTTTCCCGGCTTGAAGAAGGCGGTAAAATAATCATCATAATGACAAGATGGGCATCAGGTGACCTTGCAGGTAGGGCATTGGAACATTACCAAGCACACGGTGCAAAGATCAAGCATGTAACACTGAAGGCATTGCAAGATGATGGTTCAATGCTATGTGATGAAGTCCTTTCACATAGTTCATATCATGCCAAAGTGAAAGCAATGGGTTTGGATATAGCATCAGCCAACTATCAGCAAGAACCCATTGATATAAAGGGCAGATTGTACAGTTCGTTCAAGACATATGACAAGGTTCCAGTGGATGCATCAGGAAATCCATTGTTTACATCAATCAGAAATTACACGGATACTGCTGACACTGGTGAAGATTACTTGTGTTCAATCAATTATGGTGTTTATAACCATGAAGCTTATGTATTGGATGTTTTATATACCAAGGCAGCTATGGAAGAAACTGAACCTGCAACAGCAAAGATGATTCATGCCGGGAAGGTCAATGTTGCAGATATAGAATCCAATAATGGTGGTAGAGGATTTGGAAGGTCAGTTGAAAGGATATTGAAGCAAGAGTTAAAGAGCAACAAAGCACAGATTAATACCTTCCACCAATCAAAGAACAAGGTTGCAAGAATCCTTTCCAATTCAACATGGGTAATGAATCATATTTACTTCCCGGCCAATTGGAAAGACAGATTCCCTGAATACCATACTGCAATGGTCAAATATCAAAAAGAAGGTAAGAACAAACATGATGATGCCCCTGATGCAACAACAGGCATTGCTGAGAAGATTGGTCAGGGTGATACATTCAGTTTTGATTAAAGGGGTGAGGATAAGAAATGTTTAACTTTTTAGATTTTGGAAATTCGGTAATGTCAAAAATAAATAACATAATCACTGAAGGAGCAAAGTCAAGAATGACTGATAAACAGTTCCTTGAACGTGAAATTGCAAGGTTTAAGAAGTCACTTAAAAGAAAAGACATGATTGCAGGTGAGAAATATTATAATGGTGATCATGAGATTTTAAAGCGGAAAAGAACAGTGATTGGTGAAGATGGCTTGCTTCAGGAAGTTGAGAACCTTCCAAACAATAAGGTCATTGATAACCAGTATGCAAAATTGGTTGATCAAAAAGTTAATTATCTTCTTGCCAAACCACCTACATTTGAAACTGAAAATGATGCCTATGCTAAAATGCTGCAAGATATATTCAACAACCGCTTTCTTAGAACATTCAAGAACTTGGGAGAAGATTCACTGAATAATGGCATTGCATGGTTGCATCCTTATTATAATGAACTGGGTGAATTCTGTTTCAAGAAGTTTGAACCTTATGAAATTCTTCCATTTTGGCAGGATGCAGAACACACCATTCTTGAATTTGCGGTAAGGATTTATGAAATTGAAGCATACGAAGGCATAAGGGAAACAATTATTGAAAAGGTTGAAGTGTATGATACCAATGGAATACACAGATTCATTCTTCAAAACACAGCATTGATTCCTGATGTTGAACAGCCTTCAACAACCTATTTGGTTGCAGTGGATGAAGAAGGTAAAGAACAGGGTTGGAACTGGGCAAAAGTTCCCCTTATTCCATTCAAGTACAACAATAAAGAAATCCCATTGATCAAAAGGGTAAAGTCACTTCAGGATGGTATCAACACTATCCTTTCTGATTTCCAGAACAACATGCAGGAAGATGCCCGGAATACCATTTTGGTTCTTCAGAACTACGATGGAACGAACTTGGGTGAGTTCAGAAGAAACCTAGCACAGTACGGTGCAGTTAAAGTTAAAACAGTTGATGGTGCATCAGGTGACCTTAAAACACTGACCATAACGATCAATGCTGAAAATTACAAATCCATCCTTGAACTGTTTAAGAAGGCACTGATTGAGAACGGAAGGGGTTATGATGCAAAGGATGATAGGATGTCAGGGAACCCAAATCAAATGAACATCCAATCCATGTATTCAGATATTGACCTTGATGCAAATGGAATTGAAACTGAATTCCAAGCATCCTTTGAAGAACTTCTTTGGTTCGTTAATATTCATCTTGCCAATACTGGTAAAGGTGATTTTGAGAAGGAAAAGGTGAAGGTTATCTTCAACCGGGATGTCTTGGTTAATGAATCAGAAAGTATTGATAATTGTTCAAAGTCAGTTGGTATTCTTTCCAATGAAACTATTGTTGGGCAGCATCCTTGGACTTCTGACACCACCATTGAACTTGAAAGAATCAAAGAGGAAAAGCAAACTGAAATGGATGAATACGCCAATGCTTTTCCGAAACCATTGAGTGGGAGTAGTTCCAATTTAGGTGGTGGAAGCGGTGGCGGTAAAGAATAAGTATTGGCAGGATAGGTTCAATGTGCTTCAGGAATCCCAATTGAACAAGGGCCAATCCTATTACCATGACTTAGAAAAGCAGTACAAGCAAGCTTCAGCAAACATTGAAAAAGATATTGCAATTTGGCATCAACGTTTTGCTAAGAATAATGAAATATCTTTGACTGAAGCAAAACGGATGTTAACCGGGAAGGAACTGAAGGAATTCAAGTGGGATGTCAATGAATATATCAAGTATGGTGAAAAGAATGCAGAGAATCAACTTTGGATGAAGGAACTTGAAAATGCTTCAGCAAGGGTTCATGTTTCCCGGCTTGAAGCACTGAAGATTCAAACACAACAAAGGATTGAAGTGCTATATGGTAACCAGGTTGACGGTATTGACCATCTTGCAAGAAACATTTATCAAACAGGCTATTATCACACAGCCTATGAAATTCAAAGGGGTTTAAATGTTGGTTATGATCTGCAAAGATTAAATGATAATCAGCTTACAAAAGTCATTTCAAAACCATGGACTGCTGACAATTCAACATTCACAGATAAGTGTTGGACTGCCAAGCAGAACCTTGTCAATACAGTTCACACAGAACTGACACAAAGCATCATTAGAGGGGATTCCCCGGACAAAGCAATCAAGACCATTGCAAAGCAGTTTGATGTCAGTAAGAACAAGGCCGGAAGGCTTGTGATGACAGAATCAGCCTTCTTTGCTTCTGCTGCACAAAATGATGCTTTCAAATCTTTGGATGTTGAACGGTTTGAAGTTGTCGCAACCTTGGACAACAACACCAGTCAATTATGTCAAGGCTTAGATGGTCATGTGTTTGTTATGAAGGATTATCAGATTGGTGTGACTGCACCACCCTTTCATCCTTGGTGTAGGACCTGCACAGTGCCATTCTTTGAAGATGATGTTGATGGGGAACGTGCTGCAAGGGGTAAAGATGGCAGTACATATTATGTTCCAAGCACCATGAAATATAAAGATTGGCAAAAAACTTTTGTTGATGGTGGTCCAAAGAATCAATTGAAAGAAATTGGGAATAATGGTACTATGAAAACAGAAAAGACTTTCAAAGAAAAGATTCAAACTGTCAAGGATGCCATCATCAGCAATGGGGGGAAAATTTCAGAAAGCGATATTCAACAGGCCGGGAAAGTTGTACAAGATGAATTGAAAATGAAACGATTTGATTCAAGACAAAAGATTGATTCATTACAAAGATCTTATAAAGATACTGGCATTGCTGATGTTGAAAGTGAACTCAATAAACTAAGACAGGCAAGAAGAGGTTTGATCGAATTAGATGAAGTTGGAATGAAGGATATGGATTCATTAAAAGAACGTTATGAATCTTTAATGAGTAAAAAGTTTGAACTGAATCCAATTGTATCTGACCTTGAAAACAAATTGAGTGATGCAAAACGAGAATACAAAGGTGTTTGGAGTGACAACACAAAGGAACTCAAAGAAAAGTTATCTGAAATAAGGGGTATGGGAAGCGGTTCAATTGATGTCAATGGTCACTTGAACAAAAGCAGATCACCAATGAAGAAGGTCATTGTGGATGCTTATGATAATTACCCAACTGAATGGGTTCAGAAGTCAGTTAGCATTGGCACACTAGCACCTAAGAAGGTTGATAGGGGGTATTATAGTCATCATTCAAAGGTAATTGCTATCAGTGGTAATACTGATAAAGCTTCCTTTGGAACAGCCATTCATGAACTGGGCCACAGGTTTGAAAGAACCATTCCAGGTATCAAGGAAGCTGAAAAGCTATTCTATGAAAGAAGAACAGCAGGTGACACCCTTCAATGGCTTGGTAGTAATTATGATCGGTCTGAAAAATCAAGATTCGATAAGTTTCTTGATAAGTACATTGGGAAAGATTATGGTGGTAGTGCATACGAACTTGTTTCAATGGGATTTCAATATGCTTATTTAAACCCAACATTATTGTGGGAAGATGAAGATTTTGCAACATGGATTTATGGCATATTAGTATTACATTAAGAAGGTAGGTGATGATATGGGTAAAATATTTGCAAAAGGAAACTATTTAGGAGTAGAAAGGCAAGTCAAAGTTATCTTAGAAGATGGATTTCCAATCATTGAACTTGATGGTGAATATGATGAACTTGTTCAAAGTAAGTTCAATGAACTTCTTAAACAAGCACCTGCAATTGGTGGAACATATCATCCACCTGAAAACAGTTTGCTTGCAGCATACGGTGTTCTTGAATTAACGTTCTTTGACGAAGGTTCAACACCTGAAATTATAGTATCTGGTGATATAGGAATAATACCAACTTATGATATTGAAGGTATTGTATATTGATTTAAAAGGATTGAAGCATCTTGCATTGAATTGCAGGGTGCTTTTTTCATGCCTATTTAGGCAGATAAGGCGGTGATCAAAACTATCTCCCTGGATGCTTGGGTTAAAGTATCAATTCGTCATTTTGGTATTGTTGACGGTAAAGAACAAGACAAAAAGAACTGGACTGAACCAGGTAAAAAATGATTTTGAAAGGTAGGAAAACAAAATGAAAAAAGAGGATTTAATTAAGCTTGGATTAGATGAAGCAGCAGCACAAAAGGTTGCAGATGCTTCCAATGAGGAATTGAAGGGGTTTATACCAAAGACAAGGTTTGATGAAGTGAATGATGCCAAGAAGCAGCTAGAAAAGGATGTTGCTGCAAGGGATGTTCAGCTTGAAACCTTGAAGAATTCAACTGGTGATGTTGAAACCTTGAAAAAAAGCATCACTGACCTTCAAACCCAAAACACAACTGAAAAATCCAATCATGAAGCACAACTTAAAAAGCTTCAGGTTGACAATGCAGTTGAAAAAGCACTGGTTGGTGCAAAGGCAAAGAATGTTAAAGCAGTAAAAGCACTGCTTGATCTTGAAAAAGCTGAACTTGATGGTGAATCAATTAAGGGTTTGGATGAACAACTTAAAAAGTTGCAAGAAGGTGAAGATTCTAAGTTCCTTTTTGATGTTCAACAACCAGGTAAACAACAGTTTAAGGGTTTTAAGCCTGGTGAATCCGGTGATGGTAAACCGGGGGCCGGAACAGTACCATCTTCCCTTACAGAAGCGGTGAAGATGCATTTCACAAGTGAACAAAATTAATTAGTGAGAGGTGGTAATTTAATATGTCGGTAACTTTAGCACAGGCAAAATTAAACGTACAAGATGCCCTTCAAATGGGTGTAATTGACGAATTCAGAAAATCAAACTTCCTATTTGAGAATTTAACCTTTGATGATGTGGTTTCCCCAACTGGTGGCGGTGCAACATTAACTTATGGTTATACCAGGCTTATCACGCAACCAACAGCAGACTTCAGAGCAGTCAATGCGGAATACGTTGCCCAAGAAGTGACAAGACAACGTTACACCACAGATTTAGCGGTATTCGGTGGGGCATTCCAGGTTGACCGAATCATTGCAAACATGGGTGGAATTGTTGATGAGGTTTCACTTCAGATTGCACAGAAGATTAAAGCAGCTTCAGCACTGTTCAATGATACCGTGATCAACGGTGACGTTGCAGTTGACGTGGATTCTTTTGATGGACTTGACAAGGCCATCACAGGTTCTTCAACTGAATATATCCCGGTTGCAGCAATTGACCTTTCAACATCAGCACTTGTTGATGCCAATTACAAAGCGTTCTTGGATGAATTGGATGAATTCTTGATGGGCCTAGATGGTACACCTGCATTCATTGGTGGGAACTTAAAGTTGATTGCAAAGATCAGAGCAACAGCAAGACGTGCAGGAATGTACATGGTAACTAAGGACACCTTTGGTCAGAACGTTGAATCTTACAACAACATTCCACTGATTGACCTTGGTGCAAAAGCAGGTTCCAATGTTCCAGTGGTTGCAACTGATGGGGTAACTGGTGAAACTTCATTGTTTGCTGCAAGACTTGGATTGGATGGTTTCCATGCAATTTCAATGGCAGGTGTTTCACCAGTCAATACATGGCTTCCTGACTTCAAAACAGCCGGGGCAGTCAAGACAGGTGAAGTTGAAATGGTTTCAGGTGTGGCACTCAAAGCAACAAAAGCAGCAGGTGTCATGCGTAAAATTAAAGTTCAATAAGGGGGAAGTTTAAGTGCCAAAGGTATTTACACCCAATAAAAAATATACTGGTATATCAGCAGGTGTTAGTTTTTCAAATGGGGTTGGTGAAAGCACTGACCCTCATTTGCTTTCTTGGTTTGAAAGCCATGGTTATACGGTTGAAGCTGAAGAAGTTTCTAAATTCGACAACATGAGCATTGAAGAACTTAAAGCTTATGCTGAAGAAAATGAAATTGATATTGGTCAATCAACAAGTCAGAAAGGTATCCTTAAAAAGATACTTGAAGCAGAATCTAAAAAAGAAACTGAATAAAGGATGTGATGATTTATGCTTGAAGATGTAACTGAAAGACTTGCATCCTTTGGATATGAAGTTATTGAATCTGATTCATGGATGCTTGGCTTCACTATTCAAAAAGTAGAAAATCACATCAAAGGTCAGTGTAATGTCAGCACCATTCCTGAAGGACTTCATGAAATTGCGGTTGATATGGTGGTGGGTGAATTCTTGCTTGTTAAAAAAAGCATGGGCCTATTGACTGGGTTTGATTTAGATGCAGCAGTTAAGAGCATACAGGAAGGTGACACCAATATCACCTTTGCATTTGGTAGTGGTAGCACGACACCTGAAGGAAGGCTTGATGCCCTGATTGGGTTTCTAATGCACAGTGAAGCTGACTTTGCATCATTTAGGTGCATAAGATGGTAAGTGCTAAAAGAAAGGCAATAGAAAGCCTTTACACTGGCCTATGTACTATTTCCGAATATCAAAAAGTTAGTGATGAAGTTACCAAAATAACAAAGCATGAACCAGTGGAAGTTCTGTCAAACCAACCTTGTAAATTATCGTTTGAACGTATTAACAGCACAAACCAAACTGAAGTTGCTGCATTGGTTACTCAAAGTGCAAAGTTGTTCATTGCACCTGAAATTATGGTTCATCCCGGTTCAAAGATTGTTGTCACACAAAACGGTGTGACAAATGAATATCAGAACAGTGGTGAACCTGCCTTTTATAGTTCCCATCAAGAAGTTGTTCTGGAACTTTTCAAAGGGTGGTCATAATGGCAAGATGGGGAAATTGTGATTTTAGGCAGCTTCAGAATCTTCAAAGAAACATTGACCGATTGCAGAGGGGTGACATTGATAAGTTTATTGAAGAGTGTGCAAAGGAACTTGCTGCAAGGTTGTTGGCAAAGGTCATTAGAAGGACACCAGTTGGTCAATACCCTCCATCAAGTGGTAAGAAGGGTGGTACACTAAGACGTGGGTGGACTGCTACAACTGAATCTGAAGCACAATCATCAGGTGGAAACAAAAATGCAAAATCCTATGCCGAATCCCTTCGGGTTACCAAGGCTGGAAACGTGTATCAAATTGAAATTATTAATCCAGTGCATTATGCATCTTATGTTGAATTTGGTCACAGGACCAGGGACCACAAAGGTTGGGTTAAAGGGATGTTTATGTTGACCATTTCAGAAACAGAACTGGATTCACAAGCATCAAATATCTTGCAAAGAAAACTCATCAAATACTTGGGGGAATGTTTTAATGCTGAATAAAATTATTGATGCAATTGCAATAAAACTGAACCAAGAATTTGGTGATAGTTATGAAATTTATAAAGAATCTGTGAAGCAAGGATTAAAAGAACCTTGCTTTTTTATTGTCCTTTTGACTGCAAACCAAAAACAGGTGATTGGGAAAAGGTACTTCCGGGAACAGCCATTTGATATTCATTACTTTCCAAGCACCAGGGATACGAAAACGGAAATGCTTGGTGTTGCTGATAGACTCAATGATGCACTGGAATACATCATTAAAGATGATGATTCATTTCATGGTACTAAAATGAATCATGAAATAGTCAATGATGTCCTTCACTTCTTTGTGAACTACAATTTCCATGTTTACAAGGAAATTGATGTTGTTGACCCAATGGAAACTTTAACCGTTGAAAGTGGATTAAATAAGGAGTGATGATGTGGCTTCAAAGAAAAAGACACATGTTGAAGGTGAAGAAACATCCTTCACAAAAGAACAGATACTTTCAAGTAAGAAGTACAGAAATAGAAAAGATTTGATCAATGTACTTCTAAAAGACGGTGAATCATACTGCTTCACTGAAGTTGATGATTCAATTGATAAATTCATGAAAGGTAAGGTGAAATAATATGGCACTTGGTGGTGGTGCGTTTTTAACCCAAAATAAAGTGTTGCCTGGAAGTTACATCAACTTCATCAGTGCAGCAAGAGCATCAGCAAACCTTAGTGATAGGGGTTATGCTGCAATGCCATTGGTGCTTGATTGGGGTGTTAATGGTGAAGTATTCACAGTTGAATCCGGTGATTTCCAAAAGGAATCTTTGAAAATATTTGGTTATGATTATACCCATGAAAAGCTGAAGGGTTTAAGGGATTTATTCAAGAACATCAGAACCGGATACTTCTATAAATTGAATGATGGTATCAAGGCTGCTTGCACATACGCAACTGCAAAATATTCAGGTGTTCGTGGTAATGACATTAAAATTGTTATTAAAACCAATGTGGATGATGAAGCCAAGTTTGATGTTCAAACACTAATTGGAACAATCAAGGTTGATTCTCAAACGGTTGCGACAATGCCTGAACTGAAAGCAAATGATTTTGTTGAGTTCATTCCAACTGCAATAATGTCATTGACCATTGGAACAGCATTGATTGGTGGAACGAATGGTGAAGATGTTACCGGGGCAGAGTATCAAACATTTTTAGACAAAATTGAATCCTATTCATTCAATACCCTTGGTTGCACATCAATTACACCTTCAATTACAGACTTGTTTGTTCAGTTCACTAAGCGAATGAGGAATGAAGTTGGGGTGAAGTTCCAAACAGTTGTTTACAGAACAGCAGGTGACTTTGAAGGTGTCATTAATCTTCAAAGTGAAGTCACTGATGATGATAACCCGGCTTCCCTGGTATATTGGGTAACTGGTATGTCAGCAGGTTGTGCAGTCAATAAGAGCAATACCAACAAGAACTATAATGGTGAATTCACGGTTAATGTTGATTTCAAACAAAGTGAACTTGAAGCTGCACTGAAAGCAGGGAAATTCATACTTCACAAAGTCGGTGATGATGTTCGTATTCTTGATGATATTAATAGCTTCACAACATTCACTGATGAAATGAATGTTGATTTTAGCAGTAACCAAACCATCCGGGTTCTTGACCAAATTGCAAATGATATTG